TCTGGATCTGCTGTTCCTGCATCAATGGCAGTTGCCATTTCAACACGGATGATAGAAGATCTATTGTCATAGCTTCCATACTCAATCAACCTTCTTTGATCAGCATCCCACTCATAATATCTATCACCAATTTGCTTTGCAATATAGTTTGGTGAGCTAGGATCTAATGTGAGGTTTGCGTATTTCTCAACATATTTTCTAGCATTGTCTGTATCTTTAACATCTCTGATACCCAAAGAGAATGTTCCGTAGGGCACATTGTCATTTCTGGAATACTTAAGGTCTTCGATAGTAATCTTGTACTTTCTATGCACATCTTCTCCAGCAGAGATGCTATGGACTTTGAACAACCTTGTTACAGTATCCAAGTTCTCTGGATTGAAAGATGGTACCAAAAGATTATTGCCCGGAGTAGTTGTATCTCCAGCAGTGTTTCTCAAGTCTTGTGAGAAGAACCAACCAGTTTTAGCTCCCTTTGCTGCAAATTTGAAATCACCACCATTACCAACATTGGTAGAAGTGCTACCAAGAGCAAGAATAGCACCATAGCGAGCAGAAGAGCTAATTGCTGTTTGTACTTCTCTTTCAAATGTCTGCCCAAGCCAGTATGTTTTCTGATTCGTATTTGAATCAACCAAGTCTGAATTGGTCAAAGTTGAGTCTGTGTTGAATACTTTTCTAATGTATTGCTTGGAACCTCTGTTGAAATTAAATGTCGTTTTTCCTTTTGATGCAGGAGATGAGTTAGTTCCGTCAAAAATCTCGGCTGTGAATGCTCCGTCAGAAGAATAAACCAGAGCACCAGCATTATTTGCAGAAGTTGTAAGTCCGTCATCTGTTAATCCGTTAGCTCCCCTGATAGAACCAGAGAGCGTGACAACACCCTCAGTTGTGTAGAAAACAGCAGCAAGGGTTCCATCAACTGCTTCGATTGAAGTGGAGGCAGAATTAAACAAGAACAAGCCATATGCACCACCACCAGTGAGACCACTGAGGTCTGCGGATTTCCAACCAGCCTTGGCGTCGTCTGTTGCTTCTGCGTCTGGAGATTGGTCTCCGAGAAGTCTGATGACGGTAATTGGGGAAGAGTTTTTCAACCATGCTTGTGCAGCATAAGCAGCAAAAGTCGGTGCGCTCGGCATACCACTTCTCCACTTATCCGATGCTTCTTCTCCTCCGATTGGGTTTCCAAAAATCGTGATAAATTCTGAAAATGAATCAACTCTTACTGGCTGGAATGCCGGTCCTCTTCTGGTTCTTCCGATAACCAAAGGACCGATTGCGACAGGGAGCTTTGGAAGTTGCGAGTTATCAATTTCTTCAATGAAAACACCGGGGGAAACGAATTTAAAATCTTTTGCTGACATTATCAATATCTCCTTTGAGTCTATCTTTATAGAAAGACGATATTATTTCTTTAATAAATAGTGCTGGCTTCTATGAAAGTCCAAAATTATTCTCGATACTTGCCATCCACTCCAACATTTCTCTTACTTGAATTATCTGCCCCCCTAGTATCTAGAGGATCACCCCAAACAACATGCTCTCTTGGAATCCTAACTTGAACTGCATTCTCTCTTACTGAAATTTTGGGAGTCTCTTGGTTTAAGCCCTCCCCTATCAAGTAAGCCAATACCTTGATCTGAATTGTTGTTTCAAATCTTCTTTCTTCGTTTTCCATAGCAGAAAGGTTGTTGTTTTGAGAGAAGTCACTTTGAATAAAAGCTTCATATCTGTGTCCATCTCTGTTGATCATAAAGCTATTAATAGATCCCGGTCTAGTAATAAACGGTTGCACCAAGTCATTCATTTGCTGCTGGTACTCTGTTCTTAACAATATCTTGTATGTGATATCGGCATATACAATAGGCGGTATCGAAATAGTTTCATAGACAACTTTCTTTGTAGATTGCCTTACAAACTTTGGCGCTGATCCATTATATCTTCTGTTGGCATCAGCATTGGCAAAGTTAGATGTTTTATCTTGCTTAATTCTTCTAGCAATGACAAGGGAGCCACCCTTCTCCGGTTGGCTCTCGATAGGATAGACATGACCATAGTACGCACCACGAGTATTCAAGTCCTTGACAACAGACTCTCTCTCTATGGTAATCGCCGGGAGGGTAATCAGCCCTTCATCATCTCTATATTCTTTACTGTTCTTAATTTGGAAGGATCTTTCGGAGGAAGCCCAGATAACTGGTACCTTTTCGGTTCCTTTATTGGTTGTCGTCTTAAGAGAAAGCTCATCGTTGATGAAATCGTAGATAGCATAGTCTATAGTCTCTAGAGTCGAAGGAGCAAAAGTCACATCCTGTAACTGTTTGTTGTCCTCTTTTGGGATCCCAGTATAATTTGTATTACTATTTTTGTCATTCCCTCTGAAGTTGGACACTTTTATATCTCCTAGTAGGCATCAAACGAGCCTTTTCTTGCTCTCTTGCATGTTGCCGTAATCTCATACTTATAATCTACTTGACCAAAAAGCTGCTTTGGTTCATTCAATGTAACAATTTCATAATGAAACTTACCATATAAAACAAAATCGCCTTCCCTGACAAACAAGTTTTGATCCTCTGTTAATCTTCTCTTGTGAAAATATATATTGATATTTGATCTCTTATCGACTCCTAAAGAATTATTCGTTGTTTCCTGCCCTTCCCACCCAATTAACGCATATACTCTAATCGGTGGCAAGAAGTTTTTCTCTATAGCCTCGCCATAAAGAGCGTGGAAGTTAGTTTTATCGACACTTATAGGATAATAAAGGATTGTTTGACCGATGACGCGCTCTATGACCTCATCATTGATCTGCTTGACTAAATTGCGCTCTTTCTCCCCAGTAAATAAGGGAGCAGGAGGATTAGTTGGTTGTGTCCATTTGTTATCTGCCATCTATACTATCCTACAAATACCGAAGGGGGTATATTCTTCATGATGTTTTGTGCCGAATCGCTTACCGAACTGTCGGATTCTGCTAGTTTTGGATAAGTGAGTTCGTCGAGAACTGTTTTTAATTCATCTCTGAGGGCTAACTGTTCTGCCTTAGCCTCTGTGACAAGAGATGGTCCATTAAGAGTTACGCTTTCATTTGGAATAGGTATGGTGGCGAATTTGCTTCTAATCAGCCCCAGCATCTCCTTAGACAGGGCTAAGGCGAATCTCCTAATCCATTGCTTACCAATCGAGTTAATGTTGTCATACGGTATGTTTTCAAACGGGAGCGTGTTCATATTGTTAACTCCAGTTCTGCCATCTGCGTTTTCTCCCCTTTCTTGCCATGGATCCTCCTCTACTGTAAACTCAACCCATATCTTTCTTGGTGAAGAAGAGACAGGGTTGGGGAAAATTCTTAGTTTGTTGTTTTTTACTTCGTATGAAAAGTGTGATGCCCTTGTATAAATTGCGTCTTCAAATGCCATCGCTTGAGCTTTGTTTTGCCATGTTGGTATAAGCTCGAATGTTGAGTCATCCGAATATTGTCCGTAATAAGAGAGATTTCCGACTGTATTTAAGCCACCGTAGTAACCATAAAATCTCCACATAGCATTGGGAGTCTTATAAAATACCTTTCTCACTGTGATCCTTTTGTCGGAATTAGTGCCAAGCTTTCCATAAAATGCGCTAGCTGTATCAGTCGCGGCTGTATTACTAACAATCTCTTGCAAATCATAATCTTGTTTATCTGTGGCAGTATCTATTGACGCAGAATAAATTGTAATTTCTCCGCCTAATCCCGCCTCAGTCGAAACCGCATTACCTATGGTTCTGGCATGTTTAAAATCAAACTTGGGATAGCGCAGTTCGATGCTAGACCCACTTAAAGCGTGAGATCCAGACATTTGACCATCACTATCAAAAGAGCCAGTTGATGATCCGAGCACAGTTGATAGCACATTCTTCGCTTGGTGAATGTTTACCAGATAAGAGTATTCAAGGCAAGATTCTTCATAAGCAGCATAAACTTGGTGTTCTGTAATTTCAACATCTAATACATCCCCTCCCAACTTTCGGTATACGTATGCTACTTGATCTACTGCGCCTGTTAAAAACCCTGCAATTGCATGGTGAGAGGCTGCGCGATCAGTGTATACTCCATATGGGAGTGGATTTTCAGAGCTATCAACATTATCTACATTTCCTGTTACAGGTAATCTAGAAACGCTAGTTGTGCTTGATGGTGTTAAAGTTGGGTAAGCCATTCATTAAATCTCCTAGACACAAGTGTATCATAGTAATTAGTTATTGGGCAAGGTTAAAGCAATATAGAAATAAAAAAGCCCCGCCAAATTAATGACGAGGCTTTTTGTTTGTCTAGATCCTAGCGGGATTAGCCGTTAAGGTCGCGACAGATAACGAGACCATACATATCAGGTCTTACCATCTTCTTGGCGTAGCGTGTCATGACACCCTTACGAGGTACAAAGTCCTCGACACCGAAGATAGTTGGAGTTACTTGGAGTGGGACATATGGGGCATATACATATCCGCTTTCGAGGAATGATCCACCTTTACGTCCAACAAGAACAACGTTACGTGGGAAATAAGGATCCACATAAACATCGAACTTCTTACTCAAAGATCCAACGTTAGTTGCTCCGATTTGACCGTTACCATAATCGTTTCCAATGCTAGCGCGGAAGCCAGCAGTGAACTCAAGAATGTTAGCAACCTCTGGTGAACAAACAACAAAGTTTGCGCCACCGCGAAGTGTCTTTCTGTGGATTTGAGCCGAAACATCGTTGATGGTTTCTGCTAAAGTCTCATACCATTCGGAAACAGTACCAGTGAAGTCAGCACCCATCAAGGATTCATTGTCCAAGTTTCCACCAATCTGAGAACCTGTGTCGCGAGCAAGGAATCTACCCGGACGACGTGACCAGTATTGAGTTCCAGCAGTAGCACCCTTGATAAGG